GATGGGATACTTTGCGAAATAAATGGTCTTGCTAATTCCGTGCCGTCATTACGACTACCAGAATCCATATATAATCTTATACGGCAGATTTTGGAACCTTGCACAGCAGTAATAGCAAATACACGGCCCATTTCAATTGACCCTGTATACTGAACACTTGCTGTTTCTATTGGAATTATTATATTTTCACGCTTTAGTGCTGCTGCCCCAGCGAGAATTTGTTCATTAAGACCCATATTTAATAAAACCTCTTATTAAGTTGCGTATTGATTAGTTCCAACAGGAACCACCAATCTATACTCTAATCCACTACCTGATACTATTCCCGAGAATTGTGAACCAGACATAATTGATTTATCTGCCGTAAATGTTCCTGTTAACGTTGGACTTGCACTCATTACCACATTACCAGTTCCGGTAATTGCATTACTGACCAATCCATCACTACCATTTGTAAATACTGCTTGATTTGCAGTTAAGTTTGATGCTGTTACGATAGATGCGTTTATCGTTGTTGCATTTACTGTTGCCGGTGCGATATCTTGTGATGCAATTAATGCAACTGTCTGTGCGGATGATGAAACAACTCCACTTAATTTATTAGTAATTGAGTTGTAATCAATTTGACCAGAACTTGTTACCCAACCAGGATATTGTGCTGATGATGATACTGTTCCACCAGGTAATAGTGGTTGAACTTGACCAGAACTACTGACGATACCCGCGTTGTAGTTAACCGATGACCAGACAACTTGTGTTGAACTAGTGACCCATCCTGGATATTGTGCTGATGATGTGACGGTTCCATCAGGAAGTAATGGTTTGACTTGCGTAGAAGAAGATATAACACCAGATAATTTATTTTGTATTGAGTTATAGTCAATTTGACTTGATGCGGTGACCCAACCAGGATATTGTGCTGATGATGATACCGTTCCGCCAGGAAGAAGTGTTGGTACTTGTGCTGACGATGATACTACCCCAGGAAGTGCATCCTTCGCACGTTGATTGGTAAAATATAAGTTAATACCTTCTGTTAAGTTGGTAGTGGTTGCCGTTCCTAAGAAACTTGCCGAATGTACATTTTCTGCATTTAACTTGGTCTTAACTCGTGCATCTGTGTAATAAAGATTTATGCTACCTTCATTTAATCCATCAGTACTGACCGCAAGTGACCCAGATACCCCAAGTGCTAAACTTGCAGTTGCTGCGTAACTTGCACTAGTAACTAATACGTTTGAAATTTGATTTGAACTTGATACTGTTCCAATTGGTAATCTATTGACAACTTGTTGTGAACTACTGAGAACTGAAAGTGAGTCAATATAACTTAATACTAAGGAATTTGCGTAATACTTGTTAGTTGATCCTTGTGTTAAATTATCAGTGGTTGCGGTACCAAGGAAACTACCAGAATGAACAACATCACCACTCATCTTGGTTTTTACTCGTGCATCCGTGTAGTAAAGATTAGTGACACCTTCTGGTAAGTTATTAGTAGTTGCGGTACTCATAAAACTACCAGAGTGTACTGTACCAAGTTGTGCTGCTACTGCAGTTGCAAAGTTTGCTGTTGCACCTGCATTAATTTGACCAGAACTTGATACTGTACCTGCTGGTAAATTATTTGCAATTTGTGTTGAACTGCTAAAAACACCAGAAAGTTTATTGGTGATTGAGTTGTAGTCAATTTGACTTGATGCGGTGACCCATCCAGGATATTGTGACGATGCGGATACTGTACCTGCTGGTAGTTGTGTTGATGATGAAATTATACCACCAGGAAGTGCTGCATTTGCGATATTAGTTAATTGACTACCGTTACCTTGGAATGATCCTGTAAATGCACCCGATACAGGTGAATTGGTTCCAATTGCTGACCCAGATGGTCCAATAGATAACGCACCACCATTATCTCTAATTGCTAATGAGCCAAGATATAACGTTGAACCAGAAAGATACAAGTCTCTAAACTTTAAGGTTGGTGAACCTAAATCAAAGGTATCAGTAACTGCGGGAACTATATGAGACGATGTGATGGATCCTGTAACTTTTAGCCCACCAACGATACCCACTTGTGTTCCGTTATCACTAATTTGTGAATTTACAATGTGGTCACCAGTTAGTCCAGCCTTTGGTAATAAATTAGGTGTTAAGAACTGTTCACTACCCAACGCACCAGTATTTTCCGGACCTGTAATCAATATACTACTGGTATTACTGGTTCCTGCGTGGACATATAACCATACATTATTTACACTGTCCCAGAGAAGTGAACCAGATTGTCCAGCAGAAGCAGAATCAAATACTGTTAACCCACCGTAACGAAGTACATCGGTAGTATTTAGTGTAATGGTATTTGATCCTACGTTAAGTTGCGACGAGGTAACATACGTAACAGACGAGGTTCCTTGTACTGTTAAGTCACCAGTAATTGTTGTAGAACCTGAGATAATTTGATTACCAATAAAGGTATTTGATCCAGTGGTTGCTATAGCTCCAATACCAGTAGTGTTTTGTACAATTATTTGTGATGATGCGGTAACCCATCCTGGGTATTGTGCCGATGCCGATACAGTTCCACCAGGTAATGATTGAACTACTTGTGTAGATGAAGTAATCCATCCAGGATATTGTGCCGATGCACTTACTGTTCCATCTGGTAAAAATGCTTTAACTTGTGCTGATGCGGAAACTGTATCTGCTGGTAATAATGGTTGAACTTGTGCTGATGTAGAAACAACACCACTTAATTTGTTTGTAATTGAGTTATAATCAATTTGACTTGATGCGGTCACCCATCCTGGGTATTGTGCCGATGCACTAACTGTTCCACCAGGAAGTAATGGTTGAACTTGTGTTGAACTTGATACTACACCAGCAGGTAATGCTGCTGTTACTTGTGCGGAGGACGAAACTGTTCCACCAACAGTTCTAAAACGTAATAGTTGGTTACCTGAATCGTTTGTGACAATAATACCATCTGCACCACCAGATGCACTAATAAAAATACCATTTACAATAGTAAACGATTGATTACCATCTCCACCAAACGTATTAACTGTAGGTTGCCCCGTTACAGCTTGATAATTAATTTGACCAGAACTACTGACTACGGTTTCACTATCTAATTTTGATTTTACACGTGCGTCAGTATAATATTGATTTGTTCCTTCTGTAATATCACTTGTGGTAAGCGTTCTAGTTCCACCGAGTGAAACTGCACCACCGTTGATTGTAATAGAACTATTATTTAATGCTGCGTTTGGAATTCCAAATAGTTGTGCACCACTACCACTAAATACACTCGTTGTTCTAATACTACCCGTTGCTAATATACCACCAAGTTCTAAAGAGGAACCAGAAATTGCACTAACGAACTGACCAGAACTACTGATAAGACCTGCTGGTTTATTAAGAATATTTACGAAGTCTCTGGCGTCATTTGTTAGTTTTTCTTTTTCGATAGATGCGTTTGCAATAGCGAAACTTGCTGTGATAGATCCCGAAGAAATATTAACTGCGGCACCGAATGTAACGTCATCATTAAATGTAACGTTAGTACTACCAGATGTAGCAAGTTCGATATTATTGACTTTTAATAAACTCATATTAGACTCAAACTAAAGTGTATACACCCCCGTATAAATATCATTTTATACCGGAATAAACGAAAAAAGGCACCCGTCTGGATGCCTTTTTTACCATAAAATATCAACTTTTATTAGGTTGCGTATTGGTTAGTTCCGACTGGAACCACTAATCTATATTGTAATCCACTACCTGATACTATTCCTGAGAATTGCGACCCAGACATTACAATGTTATTTGCAGTAGCCGTACCAGTTAATGTTGGACTTCCTGCAAATACTAACGCACCCGTACCTGTTTCATCTGTGACTGCTGTTGCTAAATTTGCAGAACTTGGTGTTCCCAAGAATGTCGCTACGTTAGCACCCAATCCTGATATACCAGTAATTGTTACCTGACTTGATGCGGTGACCCAACCAGGATATTGTGCTGAACTTGATACGGTTCCATCAGGAAGTAATGGTTTTACTTGTGCCGAACTACTGACGATACCTCCGTTGTAGTTTACTGATGACCAAACAATTTGTGTTGACGAAGTTACCCATCCTGGATATTGTGCGGAACTACTAACAGTTCCAACTGGAAGCAGTGGTTGAACTTGTGTTGATGAAGAAACAACACCGGATAATTTATTTTGTATAGAGTTATAGTCTATTTGTGCCGATGAAGAAACCAATCCAATAAACGACCCACTAATATTTCCACCCAAGACACGAATAGAACCAGTAACACTCATTACATCGTCAGCTGTATCACCAAATTTGGTAGAACCAGATTCATAAATAATCGATGAAGAAACATATTCTGTATTAATTTCTTGTGCGGTTAATGTTCCTTCAACTCGTAAATTATTTGGGAAATAGAATGAGGAATTACTAAAAGTAACTCCAGTAATAGCATTTAATGCCACTTGTGATGACGCACTAATAGTTCCTGCTGGTAATAGCGGAACAATTTGTGTTGATGACGATACTACCCCACTTAACTTATTTTGAATACTATTATAGTCAATTTGACTTGATGCGGTTACCCACCCAGGATATTGTGCTGATGAGGTTACTGTACCACCAGGAAGAAGTGGCTTAACTTGTGTTGAAGAAGAAACAACACCAGCAAGTTGCCCTTGAATAGTTGCATTAATTGCGTAGGAACTTGTTTGACTTGCTAAATTATCAATACGAGCAGTTTGTCCTGCATCTACTGTTGCTAGTGATGAACTAAATGTAGAGTATCCAGTAGTTGCTGTAATGTCTACTTGACCAGAAGCACTTACTGTACCACCAGGAAGTAATGGTTTTACTTGTGTTGAAGAAGAAACAACACCAGCAAGTTGTCCTTGTATTGTTGCGTTGATTGCATACGAACTGGTCAAACTCGCCAAGTTGTCAATACGAGTAGTTTGTCCTGCATCTACTGTTGCTAGTGATGAACTAAATGTAGAGTATCCCGTAGTTGCGGTGATATCAACTTGATTTGATGCACTAACTGTTCCACCAGGAAGAAGTGGCTTAACTTGTGTTGAAGAAGAAACTACTCCCGCAAGTTGACCTTGAATAGTTGCGTTAATTGCATACGAACTGGTCAAACTTGCTAGATTATCAATACGAGTAGTTTGTCCTGCATCAACTGTTGCCAACGAGGAACTAAATGTTGAATAGTTGGTTGTTGCTGTGATGTCTACTTGTCCAGATGATGATACCGTTCCACCAGGAAGTAATGGTTTAACTTGAGCCGACGATGATACGACACCAGCAAGTTGTCCTTGTATTGTTGCGTTAATTGCATATGAACCAGTTGCTGCGTTCAGTGCGTTGATAGAAACATCTTGCAAATCATTTTTAGTTGCAATTGATGAACTAAATGTAGAGTATTCTGAGGTGGCAGTTAAACTAACTTGACCAGAACTTGATACTGTCCCACCAGGAAGTAATGGTACTACTTGTGCAGAACTACTTACAACACCACTTAACTTGTTAGTAATATTATTATAATCTATTTGTGATGATGCAGTGACCCATCCTGGGTATTGTGCTGATGAGGAAACAGTTCCATCAGGAAGAAGTGGTTTAACTTGTGTGGAACTTGATACTACACCAGCAAGTTGCGATTGTATTGTTGAGTTGATTGCGTAGGAACTTGTTTGACTTGCCAAGTTATCGATGCGAGTGGTTTGGCCAGCATCTACGGTGGCTAGTGATGAACTAAAGGTAGAATATCCAGTTGTTGCGGTAATATCAATTTGTGCTGAACTCGTGACCCATCCTGGATATTGTGCTGAGCTACTTACTGTTCCTCCAGGAAGTAGTGGTTGAACTTGTGTTGAACTACTGACGATACCTGCTGGAATATTTGATAAGGTATTATAGTTGACGCCAAATACTCCAGCACCGCTACCAGAAAGTGATGCGGATACTGCTGTTGCATTAATTGTTATTGCCGTAATACCATCATTTGTTGCTAAACTACCAGTAAGTGAATAACTACCATTTAATGACTTTGTATTATTCCACGTTGCCCCAGTATATACCAACAAGTCACCAATAGCTGGACTACTAATACCGACATCAGATAATCCTGCTAACGTGGTTGCTACTGGTTGTGTTCCACCCGATCCAACACCAGCAATGTTACGGAACAATCCAGCTTGAATAATAGTACAATCCGTCGCGTTTAGTAAGTCACGATTACTACCACCTTGAATTACGATGTATCCGATGAATACAGCATTAGCTGCCGTATCTGGTGCTTCCGTGAATGGTTCCGTATTAATTGCGTTAACTGCATTGAGTAGTGTGCTGTATGCGGTGTTACCATAATAGACAATAAACGCGTTGGTTGGTGACCCTGGAACCCAGAATACGCGTTGAATAGACCAATTACTTAAACCAATTGATGTTAATAACCCCGTTGCTGTATCAACGCGGTTTTGGTTATCGAGAGTGGGATATCCTGATCCACTAGCACCCGTATCAATAACAGGAGTTGATCCTGAGATATAATAACGATATATCTTAGATATTGTAATATCACTTTCTTCTGTGACCGTGTTGGGATGGTTTGGATTATTTGCATAATTTGACCCTTCACGATATGATGTACCAGCGGTCTTTTTAATACTAAGTGATGGGCTACTACCACTTGCTTGTAAGGTGTGACCAGAAACTTTTAGTGGACCAAATGATCTAAAGAAGTCGTCCGCCTTTTGCGGAGCTCCATATGAAATTTGTGGAGCGTTATATGCTCCTGTTGATATTGATGCACTTGAATGTAAAATAACACCTAAATTGATTTGGGTATCAAATTGATTGATGTCGGTACTACCCCAAGGAACAACTTGTTGTATAACATTACCTGCAACATCTAATCCAACGTAGGTAATCTTTGCTGAACCCGAAAACGTAATAGGAACGTTGGTTTTTGCGTCCCATCGAACCAACTTAATTGTTGGATATGGGTCTTGGGTTGTTGATGCGTTAAGAGTTACAACAATACCTTCACCTGCACTGATATTAAACGTGGTAGATCCTGTTGTTGTTGTTAGTATTCCACCCTTTAATAGACCCGTGTAGAGGTTACTTTCTAACCAACGTAAACGAGTAACGTTATTATATCCAGCACTATTTTGAGAGAAATATAAATCTTGGGTTGACCCACTAACATAAATGTAGGATGCGGAAATTGAGGTATCAATATTACTGGTGACTGGGTTAAACTTTGCATATCCAGTAAATTCTGTATCTCCGTAAATTTGAATATTTGGAGTCGAGGTAATTGCTGCACCAGAGACAACTAAACTACCAGATAACGTAGTGCTTCCTACTAAACTATTTGACCCACTAGTAAATAAACTACCTGTAACGGTTTGAGTACCATTAAATGTGTTTGATCCTGTAGTTGCAATTGTTGCAATACCTGTAGTATTACGTACATCAATTTGTGATGACGCAGTGACCCAACCAGGATATTGTGCGGAACTTGATACAGTTCCACCAGGAAGTAATGGTTTAACTTGTGTAGAAGAAGAAACAACACCAGCAAGTTGTCCTTGAATAGTTGCGTTAATTGCGTATGAACTGGTTGCTGCATTTAATGCACCGATAGATACGTCTTGTGTATCGTTTTTGGTTGCAATTGATGAACTAAAGGTTGAATAACCACTAGTTGCGGTAATATCTACTTGACCAGAACTTGATACTGTGTCTGCTGGTAAGTATGCTTTTACTTGTGCACTGCTTGATGCAACTCCAGCAAGTTGGCCTTGAATAGTTGCGTTAATTGCATACGAACTGGTCAAACTTGCTAGATTATCAATACGAGTGGTTTGACCTGCATCAACTGTTGCCAACGATGAACTAAATGTCGAGTAGTTGGTAGTTGCTGTAATATCTACTTGATTTGATGCACTAACTGTTCCATCAGGTAATAATGGTTGAATTTGCGTTGACGAAGAAACAACACCAGACAGTTTATTTGTTATTGAGTTATAATCTACTTGACCAGAACTTGATACTGTCCCTGCTGGTAGATTTGCGGCTACTTGGGCAGCTCCAGATACTATTCCAGAAGGAATATTAGATAGGAACGTATAATTTAACGAACCACTAAGTGCTGAACCTGTAATCTGACCTGCTATAATTGGCATTAGTTAATCTCCGATAACATAAATCTAAACTTCTTACCAGACTTGTTATTGATAATGTATAGATGTTCTTCACCTTCTTGAATAGTCCAGTTACCTGTTGTTCCATCTACGGTATTACCTGAAGAACCTTCATTAGATAATATTAAGTCACCCGTGTATATGTTTGCCCATCTCTTATCAGGTGCACCCAAGTTATAAGTATTATCTGCGGTTGGAGTGATATGATTTGAACTACTTACTCCAGCAAATGTTGGGGTATCAGATGTTTGTACACCCAAATCAACGTCAGTTAACTGAACACCATTTAATGTTAATCTTACAGTACCTTGGTTTGGTGATGCGAATGCCGAACTACTGTATACACCACTCAACTTATTCGTAATAGAATTGTAATCTATTTGTGATGATGCAGATACTAGTGTTGGTTTACCATCAATATTTGTATATGCTACATATGATGCTGTATTTGCATTTTCTACGGTTCCTGCGGTTGCTAATGCAAATGAAGCTGTAGTTGCGAAACTTGCTGTTCCAAGTAATGAACCAGTAATACCACCAGTTGATACCAATGAACCAGTTACGTGTGCTCCGTTATCATCTACTCTAAACTTTTCAGTCCAAGTTGCACCATTAAATGATGCGATATGGAAGTTTGCACCACTATTATTTCTAATATCATATACAAACTCTGCACCACCACGTTGATTTAGTGCCGTGTAGTTATTTCCAAATGTTTGATAATATGCACCGTAAATGGAGCTACCATCAAAGAACCCAAACAACATATTGTTAGTGTTATCGTTATTATAAACTAATGGGAACGATGAACTTAAGAATACGTTTCCAATTATTGTTTGTGTTGCGGTAAATGTGTTTGAACCAGTAGTTGCAAGTGTTGAAATACCAGTTGTGTTACGAACATCTACTTGACCAGAACTTGATACTGTTCCTGCTGGAAGTAGTGGTTGAATTTGTGATGAACTACTTACCACACCACTTAATTTATTTTGAATTAAGTTATAATCAATTTGTGATGATGCTGTTACAGTTCCTGCTGGTAATACCAATCCACCACTAATTGTTCCAAGAACGCTTAATGAACCTGTAAATTGATGTGTATCGTCTGCTGTATCACCGAACTTAGTTGAACCAGATTCGTAAATAATAGATGATGTTACGTATTCGGTTTGTATTTCTTGAGCGGTAAGTGTTCCAGCGACAGTTAAGTTTTGTGGGAAAGTAAAGTTTGCTGTTGCAAATGTGGTTCCTGTAATACTATTTAATTCTATTTGACTTGATGCGGTTACCCATCCTGGGTATTGTGCGGAACTTGATACTGTTCCGTTAGGAAGTAGTGGTTGAACTTGTGCACTACTTGATACAACATCACTTAACTTATTTTGAATTGAGTTATAGTCAATTTGACTTGATGCGGTTACCCATCCTGGGTATTGTACGGAACTTGAAACAGTTCCACCAGGTAAGAACGCCTTGACTTGGGTAGAACTACTGACCAAATCTGCTGGTTTATTTGCTACAGAATTCCAATCACTTGCTGCACCAGGAACATAACTTGCTGTTAATGCAAATGATGACGTTGCTGGTATAAATGTTATACTGGTTGCTGCGCTTGCGGTAGTTGCAAATGACGCCGATGTTGCTGTAGTTGCACTACCCGTTAATGAACCAGTAAATCCACCGTTTAATACATTTAAACTACCAGTTAATGAAAGTGTTCCCGATACGGCCATCGACCCATTGAAGGTCATTGTATCTGCGGTGGTAGTTAATGAACCACTAATTACTTGATTACCAACAAATGTATTTGAACCAGTTGTTGCTAACGCACCAATACCAGTGGTATTTTGCACCACAATTTGTGCGGAACTAGTGACCCATCCTGGGTATTGTGCTGAACTTGAAACGGTTCCACCAGGAAGTAATGGTACTACTTGTGCTGATGCGGAAACTACACCAGATAATTTGTTGGTAATATTATTATAATCAATTTGTGATGATGCGGTTACCCAACCAGGATATTGTGCCGATGCACTTACAGTGCCACCAGGTAAGAACGCCTTGACTTGGGTAGAACTACTTACGATATCTGCTGGTTTATTTGCTAATGATGCCCAGTCACTTGCTGCACCTGCTACATAACTTGCGGTTGTTGCAAATGATGCTGATGTACCACTTAATGAGTTAAATTGTGTTGATGAAGATATTACACCACTTAACTTATTTTGTATACTATTATAATCAATTTGCGCAGAACTTGTGACCCAACCAGGATATTGTGCTGAACTTGATACTGTACCGAGTGGTACGTTTTGTGCATTTAGTGCAAATGATGCTGTGGTTGCAAACGATGCTGTTGTTGCTGTATTAGCATTTCCGATCAAATTACCAAGGAACGACCCAGTAAATGCACCAGATACAGGTGAAAGAGTCGATGACCCCGATGGTGTTATAGATAATGTACCATTATTATCAGAGATTGCGAGCGTGCCAAGATATAAAGTAGAACCAGAAAGATATAAACTTCTAAACTTTAATGATGGTGAACCTAGGTCAAATACAGAATCATTTGATGGTAATATACTACCACTGATATTTACACTACCTGTTATTTCGTGTTGATTACTTGCTTTTAATGTTAACTTACGATTGGCGTAAGTGTCACCACCTGCGAAAATAGTAACGTTACTATTTGCGGTTGATGTACCAACTACTAAATTACTACCTGTGGTATACAGATAACCGTCTCCTGGTAAATCATAAATTCTATTACCAACGTAGTTATCACTATTGATACCCATATCAATGTAACCAAAATCTTCTGTACCTAATGGTGTTACTGCAACTATGTCAGACGATACAGAAGAACCTGTACTTAAGTTACGAACATTGATTTGTAAGTAATTGTTAATTGTTGCGTGTGCAGTGATTAAATTATATGAATTTGTTAGACCACCATATAAACCAAAGATATCTGGTGCGGTTTCGTCAAAGAATGTAGTTCCACCAAATATAATACTAGAACCAGTTTGATATAATCTACTTCTAAATAACGTGTTTGCTGTATTAAAGAATGGAATATAGTTTGTAGTTCCACCGCTAACTGCTGTTGCAAATGATGCGGTCGTTGCTATACCAGATAACGAACCAGTAAATCCTTGTGTTGCTGTAAGACTACCAGTGATGTCGTGTAAATTATTTGCTCGTAATTCTACTTTTTTATCCGATGGAGTATCACCGCCAGTAAATAATACTACACTTCCTGTATCACTTGCAGAACCTACTACTAAATTTCCACCTACTGTATAAAGGTATGCATCACCCGCAACATCATAAATTTCCGTACCAACATAATTGTCATCATTGATACCCATATCAATGAAGCCAGATGTTTCTGTTCCTAGTCTCTTAACCGCAACTATATCTGATGATGCAGAAGAACCTGTACTTAAGTTACGAACATTTATTTGTAAGTAGTTGTCAATTATTGCGTGCGCAGTGATTAAATTAAATGAGTCTGTTATACCACCGTACAAGCCAAAGATATCTGGTGCGGTTTCATCATAGAATGTCGTTCCACCAAATATAATACTAGAACCAGTTTGGTATAATCTACTACGTGTAAGTGTATTTGCTGATGACCAAAGTGGTATATAATCTTCTGTTCCACCACTTACTGCTGTAGACAACGATGCGGTAGCTGAATATGAGGCAGATGTACCAGTTAATGCATTAAACTGAGTTGAGGAGGATATTACACCACTCAACTTATTAGTGATTGCGTTATAATCAATTTGTGCGGAACTAGTGACCCATCCTGGGTATTGTGCAGAACTACTGACGAGTCCTGCAATAATTGGACCTGCAGGACCAGTTGGACCTGTAACACCTGCTGGTCCTGGTGCACCTGCCAAACTTACTTGCCATGCTGTGTATGTACCCGAACCAGTAGCCGTTGTAATATTAGCTACTAATTGACCTGTTCCACTATCGTATGAGGTAACACTACCTTCCATTTTGTTACTATTATCGAATGCGATAATAACAGATTGACCAATACTATATGCAAGTCCCGTTGCAATAGTTAATGTTTTTGAACCAGTTCCGATAGAAAGTGATGTGCTACTGGTTGTAGAATAGATGTCACCAGGTAAACCAGTTGCACCAGTTGGACCCGTGGTTCCTTGTGGACCTGTTGGACCTGTGCTACCTGTTGGACCTACTGGACCTGTTGGACCTGTGGAACCTGTAACACCAGTTGCACCAGTAACACCAATTGGACCAGTTGCACCTTCTGAGCCTGTTACACCTTGTGGACCTGTTGGGCCTGTAGAACCAGTAACACCTTGTAAACCTACTGGACCTGTACTACCTGTTACACCTTGTGGACCTGTTGGTCCTGTACTACCCGTTGGTCCTTCTGGACCAATTGGACCTGTGCTACCTGTTGGTCCAGCAGTACCTGCTGGACCTGTTGAACCCGTTGGTCCTGCAACACCTGTTGGTCCAGTTACACCAATTGGTCCTGTTGGACCTGTTATACCTTGTGGACCTGTACTACCAGTTGGCCCTTGAATACCTGTTGCACCTTGTACACCTGTTGGACCTGTTTCTCCTTGGTTACCTTCTGGTCCTTGTGGACCTGTACTACCAGTTGGACCTGTTGGACCTATTGGACCGACTGGACCTTGTGGACCAACACTACCAGATGGACCAGATGCACCTGTTGGGCCTTCTGGTCCTGTTGGGCCTGTACTGCCTGTTACACCTTGTGGACCTATTGGGCCTGTTGGACCTGTGGTACCTTGTGGACCTGTTGGGCCTGTAGAACCCGATGGTCCGTAGATATCACCAACGTCTACCCAAGAAGTTCCATTATATACCCATAAATCTTGACCAATAATAAATGCAGAACCAGTTGGCGCCGATGGAGGAAGGCTACCCGTATCTGGTAAACTACCACTAATATTTAATCCAGGACCAATTGGACCTGTTGGACCTGTGACACCTTGGATACCTTGCGGTCCTGTTGACCCTGTTGGTCCTTGGATACCTGTTGCACCAGTAATACCAATATCACCTTGTGGTCCTTGTGGACCTGTGCTACCAGTTGGACCTGTTGGGCCTATTGGACCAATTGAACCTTGTGGACCTGTATCACCTTGCGGACCTGTACTACCAGTTGGTCCTTGAATACCTTGAATACCCGTAGGACCTGTACTACCAGTTGGACCAGATGCACCTGTTGGACCTTCCGGACCAGTTGCACCTATTGGCCCCGTGATTCCTTGTGGTCCTGTACTACCTGTTACACCTTGTGGACCGATAGGACCAGTAGATCCAGTAACACCTTGAATACCTTGTGGTCCTGTACTACCTGTTACACCTTGTGGACCAATTGCACCAGTTGGACCTGTGACACCTTGAATACCTTGTGGACCAGTGCTACCAGTTGGTCCTTGCGCACCAGTAGGACCTGTGGTACCTTGTACACCTGTTGCACCTTGTGCACCTGTTAAACCTTGAATACCTGTTGCACCTTGACTACCTGATGGACCTGTTGGTCCCGTTGCACCACCTGGAGAGCCTGCAACACCCGTTGCACCACGAGGACCAGTTGCACCAGTTGGACCTGTTGCACCATCTCCACCACCACCTCCACCACCACCATTTAATGCATAACTTGCAGTCAATGCATAAGAAGAACTTACTGCGGAATCAGCGACATTTAAAAATGATCCTGAACCACCTAAGTTTCTGACAACTACATCTGGTTTTTGTATAACAACAGTAATATCTGGTAAGCTCATCTTTTATCTCGTTGCAGCTGGACGAACGGTGAGTGGTCCTTCTAAAATACGACGATTTACTGGGGTGCCTGAACCGCTTGTAATTAAAATATCATACACATATCTACGTTGTGTAAGATTTATTGTTTGATCTTCATTTAATGTAATACGTAAACTACCAGATGTATATGGTAAAACTTTTGCTACATTAAATGATGTAGCAATTTCATCTGTTGTATAATTTTCACGTACTTGACCAGTGATATTGTAATGTGTAATATCTAATGGTGTGCCTGAGACAGTTTGTAATAACGTTACGAGTACTTCAAATGTTTCCCCTTGACCCACTCGTAATTCTGTTAATTGTGGCATATTACACACCCAAGTTAAAAATATTTCTACCTCTATATAAGTATCATTTCAATTGATACAAATAGATTTTATAAGTAAAAATCCCCTTCGTGAGTATAGAACACCTGCATCACGAAGGGGATAAATACATCCTGAGTTTTTTGGATTAGTAGTTCAATACGCAGTAGTCTGGTTGAATTTCTAATTCAATTGCTACGTTATCACTGGTATCTGCCCATTCAAGGTCACCAAATGTTGCACGTGTAATTTGTGCACCCTTGATAATCCATTCTTCAACCTTATCACCTACTGGGCCAAGAACTTGAAGGGTCAAATCTTTCTTATAGAATTCTGCATATCCGTCACGACCTGTTACTGATTCGTGGTGGAGACGAACCCATTCCATTACTGCTTGTGCACCTGATGGTACAACAGGATCGTAAAGGGTCAAAGTCATTGGTTGCCATACAGACACACCCTTAACAAAACGAACGGTGTTGATGTGTGGAACTTTAATGGTATCTTGACGAATTTCTGGACGGCTGACCTTTCTTACGATGTAAGCTGGTACGCCTTCAATTAACATTAAAAAGCGATTTTTAACTTTTGGTTCGAACGCCGTAAAGAAAATTTCATTTTCGGCTACGATATTGTTTGCCATGTGTATCTCCTAACAGATTTACTATAAATAGTCGGTAAGTTAAAAATATAACCTATTAACCAGCGAATGTTGCACCAGTTGGAAGGATGTTGAAATCCAACTTGATGAATTCTGCGGTCTTTGTTGGTTGGAGATACAATGAACCAACCAATAAGTTGCGGTCGATTACGTCTGGTGTATTATTGGTTTCGTCCATAATAACACGGAATGCGTAGAGACCTGAACGTTCTTGTACGTTTGCCAAGAATGGATTTACGATGTTGAGGAAACGACGACGAGTTGCTTCAACATTTTGTTCGAATACGAGGAAACGTGCTGAACTTGCGATGAACTTCTTAACAGTGATTAACAAACGACGAACATTTACGCGGTCAAGTGCTGATGAGCGACGTTGTAATGTCTTTTGACCCCATACACAGATACCTTGTCCTGGGAATTGTGCGATTGGGTTAACCTTACCTTCGTATAGTGAATCACGTTGTGCTTGTGCCAAACGAACCTTAACACCTGCTGCTCCTGGAATTCCACCACGATTTAAACCTGCTGGTGCAAACCATTCTGCTGCTGTATTATCACTATATGCGTATACTTCTGGAAGTACCGCTGATGGTGGAACAAATGCAAACTTATTTGTGTTTGTATCCAACACTCTTACCCAAGGATAGTATGTTGCTGCGTAGTTACTATCAATTAATGCTGCGGTATTTACAGCTTCTGTAATTGTTGCACTTGCACCCACTGTATCCATAATGTAGAAACAGTCACCACGTGTTTCACAAACACTTAATGCGTAGTTTGCGATGTATGAGTGGTCGTTGTAGATAACACCAGGTAGTACCAACAAGTTAATATCGTATGCGTCTGGATTACTGATTGCATCTAATGCCTTCTTATATGCACGTGAACCAGCTGTTGTTGCTGAACTTAAGTTAAATCCTTGTGTGTTTGTTGATGTAATACCATCGTACATATTAATCAAACGTGCTGGATTGTCACCATCAAATCCACCTTGGAATGGAACTGTAAACTTCAAGAGTGATGCTAATGTTGGTGCTGCACCTGCAAGATATTGTGCAACTGTATATCCAGTACCGTTTGCATCATATAATTCATTTGATGCTAAGTTTTCAAGATTGAAGTCACTACCACGAGTTATTGAACCACTTGGAAGTGGTGCCAAGTATGACATATTAGTAGTTGGAATATCAGAGAATTCAAATCCATAACATGCGTTACTGTTGTATGTTGCGGTGGTACTATATCCACGACTACTACCAGATACCCAATTTGAACTAATGTATGTTGGTACTGGAACTGCTGAACCAGAATATCCAATTGGTGACTTTAATGCTGCAAATCCAAATGGTAATGCATCTGGTGATATATTTTCCGAACCATCTGCCATTTCAACGCGAACATATGCTGAGTTATTTTGAAAATCACCTTGGAAATAACGTTCACCAGTATTTGGGTCGGTTACAGGTGCACTGTTACCGATACGACGAGCGATGAAATTTGCGTCAGATGGGTCAAGTGTTAAATTATCATATTGTTCTAGTACACTTGGATTTGCATCTGTGTCTGTAAAGTCACGTACTTGAAGTGAGAATGTTCCGTAAGTTCCAGATACAATTGCTTTCTTTGGACCAAGAACACTAATTTTTACTTGCTTATTTGCTGATGTGCCATCACTTAATGTATGAACCTTAAATAAGTTTTGGTTAACACCACCAAGTGTTTGTGATTGAATCCAAGGAGTTGTTGCAAATGAGTATGGTCCATATGTACTGCCAGTTAAGAACAATAAGTCTGCACTAAGTTCTGCTGACATTACTACCGATGCACCACCACTTACTATTGCTTCTGGGAAGATAGAATAGATGTATCCACCCTTTGTACCAGTAGTTCCAAATCCAAAGAAGTTTCCGATATATCCACCTGCTGCTGTGGTTGATGTTAATCCTGTGCCGGTAAATGATCCATTTGAACTTGTAACGGTAACTGCAAAGTTTGTTGATGTTCCAGAAGCACTTACTGCTGTAAGGTCGCTTCCGGACACGGTAGGATGAATAACAGCATATACAAACGAACCACTAGTACCAGTTGCTTTAATAATTGCTGGTGTGTGGCTTGTATTACTATATCCGTCTAGACCAAGAACACGAACAACAGTTGCTCGTCCTGATTCACGAAGATAGTTTTTTACAGTCAATCCTAAGAATGACTTACCATCAGGTGCACCAAACTTGTTTTCAAAGTCTTGTTGACTTGTAACTACAGTTGGAATAAATGCTGGTCCTTTTGCTGTTGGACCGATAAATGCACCAGCAATTTCACCAACGCCTTGTTCTAGAAAACTAAGGTCACGTTCTTGTGTGAAAACGCCAGGACTAACAATGCGTTCTGCCATACGGAATCTCCAATATTACTTATTGCTCAGGGGTGAATACACCAGTTTCGACATCCAAAGAACCCATTCCATATTTCTTTAACAATTCATCAACTAATCCTTTTTCTTTAACTAGTAATGCTTTGTATTTTACTACTTCTTCTTCAAGCTTTGATTTTACCGATGTTAAATCTTCGTTCATTAAATCGTGCGTCAATTTTAATTGACCCACTGTGGAAATGGAACCAATAATTTCTTCACGCAAACTTTTAACAGATGATAACTCTTCATCCGTTAACTTCGTAACTTCTGTCATATAACCTCCTTATGTATATCTGTACTCGTATTATAAATATAGATTATTTTTGTGAAACACGACTTTTAACCCTCTTCTAATTCAGTAAAAGTGACGATTTTTTTAACTGAAAATCGTTCTTGGGAGGTCTGCATAATTTGACCTGTTTTATTTACCATTCTTTCTGGTAATAGGTATGCTGACACATTTAATGTAAATGTAGTTCTGACCAGTCTATCTTGTACATTTGGTAGAGTTGTATCAGTTTTGTACTCATCAATTCGTGTTCTAAACTTGTACTGCCCTCTATCACCCCAATACTCATCGTCCTCAAATGACACTTGTTCAATAACTTTATTCATTTGTTCCATATATTCTGTCCATATTATACATTCATACGTAAGGTCAAAATAATCAGGAGTTACTGTCGTGATATATTTTTTAACTGGTTTAATACCATTTACTGCGGCAAATCTATCATATGGGTTATATTTGTTCCATCCCGTTTCAAATTCCCGTTCTAAATACTTGTTAACTGGTGAGTTTTGTTTTAAGTTCTTCTTTAGACCAGTTCTACGTATCATAATAATTGGTAGTTGTATCTTATTAAATTTGTCACGTATAACACCATCTTTTTGAACACTTTTCCAGCGTTCAGGATTACCATAAATTATAGGCACCTTTACTGATTTACCGTCTTGTGACAAAATAGGTTGTATTCTGGCCGATAAATACTTGATAAGTGTTTCATCAATTGTTAACAACGTAACCGTGATGGGTGTATCCGATGCATCGGTTTTTGTGTCATGCGCACGATTTTGGTATTCTGTAGTTTTTGTATTATCAACTACTTGTTTTATTTTGTCTGTTGCTTTTCTGTTACTATAGTCGGCCATTATGTGTTAGCCTCCTCAATTTGAATACCACTACGACGAGTAAGATGCGCCAAACAAAGTAGTGATGTGGAATATTCTGGTTGACCTGCGATAAGTTGTGAATCTTGTGTCATATCTATTTCGTAAAATAATCCATTATATTCTACTATATCACCTGGTTCCGGATAGGTTTCTACTTCAGATAATAATTTTCTTGCAAATCTAAATTCTACGTTTTGTGTTACGTCAACACCAAACCCATCCTTCGTATTAGTTTGAACTTTTGGATATTTAATTAATGCTTTTAGTTCCACACCAGTATAACGTGTTTTTTCAGTTGATTCCCCATAAATGTTAATCGCAGTAGTTTCTAGTGCAATCTTATACAAGATTACATCAACGTCCACCACATCAACCAATAATTCACGATTAATATGTTGAAAAAAATTAAAATCTTTTTGAGATACGAAACGTGGCATATTAACCGATGTAAATTAAAGTTGGTACTTTTGCAAACATTTCTTGCATCATTTTAGCATTTTCTGCTTGCTTTTTCATTTGTGCCTGTAATCCAGTTTGTTCTAATGTATCACGAAGTTCTTTGATAAGAAGTTCACGTTCGTCTTTACCTTCACGACGAAGAAGGTCACCGTCCATTTTTATTATTTGATCTGGAATTGGTACGTTATCGTACTTACCACGAACACTACCAAGTGTTTCTTTTGCTAACGCTAATGTATATCTATAAATCCAATTTTTA